AGGTTGAACTGCTCACATCTGAGGAGATATTGGAGTATGCAATTAAGAAGCCGCTAGAGCGTCAAAGCCGCGCTGACCAGATGCAGGTGGCATCCATTCTCAAGGATCTTGGATGGGTCAAAAAACGAGAGGCGACAGGGCGCCGGAGGTGGTATTACAGCAGGTCAGACGGTTAGACGGCAGTCAGCCACTGGCTTTTCGCCGTCCTAACCTCCCAACCCGACCGACCTACCTAGAAGAGTTTCCCTAACCCCCCCTCCTCCCCCTTTTTACTTCTTCTTCTTAAGAGGTTAGGTTGGTTAGACGGTTAGGTAAAGCCAGTCCACGACTGACGTCTAACCGTCCAAACCCTCGAAAACAGGTTAGACGGCTGCAAAATGCAAGAAATCAAAGTTCGATTTAATCCAGAGGACATCCAGCACTTGGAACGCCAAGCCGCCGCCGCTGGAACCAACCGCACAGCACTCATCCGTGACAGAGCGTTAAGCGGTGGCTTGCCACGGTTGACCACGGTGGAGTACCATGCGCTCGTGGCTGATGCCGTGTCCTACATGCGCGGCGACCTGCCACGCCTTCAAGTGGAAGCCCTCGTTGCATATGTCATCACCCGACTTGATCAACATCAGCGCCAAGCAGACGCCAGTCATCAACCGACTCCATGAAGCCATGACGCAGGCACTCGCCTACGCCCATGCCATTCGTGATAATGCCCAAGATGACGCCACACCTATCCCGTTGGACTTGGTTGCATCCTTTCAAGATTCCTATGAACAAATCATTGCCGCCCTTGCTGAAGCAGCCAGCGTCTGATCCGGTTAACCACCCCAGTCACTACACCGCTGGCACCATCGAGTGCATCGACGCTATCCAAGCTGCGCTCACCCCTGAGCAGTTCATCGGCTATTGCCGTGGTAATGCCATCAAATACATCTGGCGCACTGATCGCAAAGGTGGCGTCGAAGATTTACGCAAAGCAATCTGGTATCTCAACCGTGCAATTCACAACCTGTCAATTTGACCTCGACAACGCCCTCCGCACCATTGCACCAGCGGTTGGCGTTCGCAGCAGCCACCCCATCCTCGACTGCTGCCTGATCACTGCAGCCAACGGCACTATGTCCGTCACTGGCTTCAACCTGGACCTCGGCATCACCGTTACCGCACCAGCGTTAGTGGAGACTGCTGGCACCATCGCGCTGCCGTATCGGCTCTTGGCGGGCCTTGTGAGCCGCATGGAGGCCGATGAGGCCGTGACCGTGTGTGATGGGGCTATCACAGCTTCTGGCGCGTCCTACGGCCTTGCAGCGGCTGATGCGGATGATTACCCCGCAATGCCTGCTGTAGAGGCTCCTGGCGCTGAGCTAGCCCTATCGGCTGGTGTCCGCGCTTGCATGACTTGCACCAGCAATGACGCATCTAAGCAACTTCTCCAAGGCATTCACCTCGCCAATGGCCATATGGAGGCAACCGACGGGCATCGCCTTATGCGGTACGCCGTAGACCTGCCCGTTGGTATTGACCTTGTCCTACCCGCCAGCACCATGCGCCTGCTGCAGGATCACACCGTCACCATCGCCCATGCCGGTGGCCAAGCTGTCATCACAACCGACGACAACATCACCATCTACAGCCGCATCCTTGATGGCACATATCCCGATGTAGCCAAGCTCATCCCGCCAACCTTTGAGCACACCATCACCCTTGATCGCCTTCGCCTTACCCGTGCGCTAGAGCGTGTCGCCATCATCGGTGAGGTGGTCAAACTAGAGGCCACCACTGGCGCTATTGCCATCACCGCTGAAGCTGATGCCAACAATGGCAAGGAGTTACTTGCAGCCGATGGCACCGCAACTGGCACCTGGGCTTTCAACGTTCACTACCTCCTAGACGGACTCAAGGCTTTCAAGGGTCATGACGCCGTTACACTCTCCGCAAATGCACCAACCACACCCGTGGTATTGACGCCTGCCGGCATTAATGGTGTAACGTATCTGATAATGCCTGTGCAAATTCGCACTAAATAGGTGGCCAAAAAAAGCACCAACGTGGAGATCGACGAACGGGTAAACACCGTTTACGATCTCCTTTTGCGTGCTAACAGCAGGACTCAAATTCTTCGCTACGCCGCAGAAACCTGGCAAGTCTCTGAGCGGCAAGCCGAGCTCTACATGTCTCGTGCTCGCCAACTAATGGCGCTTGATGCAGAGTTAGAACGCCCGCAGTGGCTGGCTGCTGCTGTAGCCCGACTGCAAGATTACGAGCGGCTGGCACGAGATAAAGGCAACCTGAGCGTTGCCATCAAAGCCCTTGAAGACCAAGCCAAGCTGCTGCGATTTGAGATCTCGTAGACTGACGCCATGAGTCTTTGACGCTATGGCCCGCAAGTACGCCCGCGACAATCGAGGCAGGTTTACCGGTGGTGGTGGCGGCGCCACTGCTCGTGGCGGACGGCTTAAGACTGCCAGCGGCAAGAAGCGTGCTACGCAGACCATGCAGGCAGGTGGAGCCAAACCTTCCGGCGCCATTAAGGGCAGCGTGAAGCGCGACCCTAGCGCCGCCGGGAAGATTGGGCAGGGCAAGGCAAGGGCATCCAAGCCGGCTCCTAGCGCAGCAATGATTGCACAAGTGGGAAGAGAGAGGCGCGCCACACGCAACTTGAATGCCGCGATGAAACGCGAGGGTGAGGGTCCCAACAGCAAGGCATCGCGCAGCGCATCAGTCGCCAAGCGAGCCCGAGCAATCTATGCAGGCAAGGTTGACCCCAAGGCAAAGACCCGAGCCCGGCTGACTAAGACAACCGATTCCGAAGCGCTGCGGAAGCGGATGAAAAAGATGAAGGACAACAACGCAGCCAAGCCCGCCAGCAAGCCTGCGGCCAAGCCTGTTCGGCGTGGTAGTGGAATTACAACCGCAAAAGCTGAACGCATTGTCGCAAGAGTTGACGCCAATCGCCCAGGTCAGCGGCGCGCATTTGGTTCGGCAAGGCGCAACAGCAACGCTTTAAGAACACAAGAACGAGCTACAGCTTTCCTACTTGCTCCTTCGCGTCGTGCGCTAAAGCGAGGTCAAAGAATTGGCACAACTGAATCCGTGCGTCGAGCGATTGCAAATGCGCGCAAAGCTCGCTAAGCTCCAACCGAAACCACGTCACACCATGGAAGACTTTCTTGCTGCGGTCTCTCAGGCCATGAGCGACTCTGAGCTGACAGCCGTTGAGCTGATCGGCTGCTTGGAGATCGTCAAGGCTGAGTTAATGGAATCACTGTTTAACGCTGACGAAGAATGAAACCTACTGTTACGGCTGTTGGCCGGCTGCTTAAGCCCAAAGGCGACGAGCCACGCCTACATCATGTCATTGCCGTGGCACCTGACGGCACGGCTAAAACCGTAATCCGTCGCGTGCTCAAGTGAGCTTATTGGCCGGCATCTGCCAACCCGGCAGCTTGCTGGCCTTTATGGATGTTGCTACGCAAGAAGACACTGGCGACCTACTGCAACGCATCCGCGCAGACCTGCACCCAGGCCAGCTTGAATTTGTCAATGACGACACCACCGAAATCATTGGCATCAGTGCTGGCTATGGCGCCGGCAAGACCCGTGCGTTATGCGCCAAGGCGGTGATGCTGGCTGCAGCCAATCAAGGCTTCATTGGTGCGGTGATGGAACCAACCGGCCCATTGATTCGTGACATCTGGCAGAACGATTTCGAGCAATTCCTAGAGGCGTATGAGATCCCGTACACCTTCCGCGCTAGCCCGTTGCCGGAATACATGCTGCACCTGCCAGGCGGTGACACCAAGATCCTGTGCCGCAGCTTCGAGAACTGGTCACGCATCATTGGTTTGAACCTTGCGTGGGTATTGGCGGACGAGATCGACACCGTGACGCCATCCATTGCCAACAAGGCATTCCCAAAGATCCTTGGCCGCTTGCGGTCTGGCAATGTCCGGCAGTTTGGTGCGGCCAGCACACCAGAAGGCTTCCGCTGGATGTGGAACACCTTCGGCAGTGAAGAGGCACAAGGCCGCGAGGATCGCAAGCTCATCAAGATGCGGTCTGTAGACAATCCACACCTGCCGCCAGACTTCATCGAGCGGCTGCAGGCCA